AATGGAGAATCTTCTCCATGGAAAATAAAGCGTCTGAGGTGCAGGCTTATATCAACGAATGGTTATCTAACAGGATCAGGCTTATCCATATGGCAAACCAGAATGAGCCTAAGTTTGCATCCATTTATGCGGATCAGAAATCTGCTGAAATTAGCTTCAAGCGAACCATTCCGGTTGACGACCAGGCCAAAGCTCTTGAACTGGAAACTATTTCCGGATCAGCTGGGCTTGAATATGCTTTAACTAAGGTTTATGGACTCGATAAAGAAGCTGCAACGGCAATAGTTGATGCGTATCTTGCTGAACTTGCTAAAAAATCAGCTGCAGAGTTTGGTGGAGTGGATGAGCCTAAAGTTGATGAAGAGGAATAATCCATGGCACTTGAGAGCGCTCAGGCCAGAGCCTTTAACGAAGCATTAAGAAAAACAGAGGCACTAAATAAGCGCCTTATAATTATTTATAATAAATCTCTAAGAAATATAAGATCCAAACTATCCCGGTATAAATCAGATATCACAAAAAGCCAGCTAAGGAAGCTTGAATCAGATCTCACTAGAGAACTTAACGCGCTCACTGATCAATCCCGGAATCTAATTAGGCTCTCATCAGAAGAGGCTTTACGGGAAGCATATTATAATAACGGCTACTCTTATGAGAGATGGGTTAATATTGGCCGCGCTGATCAGTATGCACTTGGATACCAGACTTTAAACCAAAAGGCAGTTAATGCAGCAGTTACCCAAGAAGTAGGTGGAAAAACTTTCCGTAAAAGAACTACTGCAGAAAAAAGACGATTAAGAAAAAAAGTGAGAAATGTTATTGCAACAGCGGAAGCTGCAGGGCAGGGAATCCCGGAAACAGCAAAAGCATTAAAGGGTGTTGATGATATTTACATTACTGCTAAGAACCGGGCAGTAATGACAGCTAGAACTGAACGGCTCAGGGCTTATTCGATTGGAGATGATCGAGCCCGGGATGTTGCCCTTGATGCCGGGGTTGAAATAACTGATACATGGGATGCTTCTCTTGATATGTCTACCAGAGAGGATCATCGGCTTTTAGATCAAACTCATCCAGATGCAGAGGGGTATTTTCATTTTGCATCAGGCGGGAGAACCAAAACTCCCCGGAGATCCGGGATTGCAAAACAAGATATACAATGCAGATGCTATAAGCGCTCAGATCCATATGGATTTGCTCCGGATACCAGGAGAGCCAGAAAGGTAGATGGATCTTGGGAAACTATCGAGGGCGGAACATCATATGAGAACTGGATGAAAAACAAAGGGCTTGATATTGGTGGGAATAAACTTACTTGATAAGTTATCTTGACAGTTCCACTCAACAGATGTATGCTTTAATTACAAACGGCCGTGGAATTACTGAAGAGCTTGACTGTTATAAAACGGGCTTGTAATTTGGGATGGAAACGGGAAGTCAAATAGGAGAAAATAAATGCCTGTAGAGAATGTTGAAGAGATCAAAACGTATCTTGAAGCAAACAAAGATGTCGAAGGGGTAAAAACCTTTGTCTCAACCCTGAATCCAATTACTGCAATTAAGACTGCTGATGAAGCTAAAGCTTTTATTGAAACAGTTCCGCTCCTGAAATCCCATCTTGATAGTTATGCAAACAGTCAGAGTGAAGAACGAATCAATAAGTATAAAACAAATTTTAAGACATCAGATGAATTCAAGCAGATTGAAGCAGAGATTGTCAAGAAAGCCAATCCGAACGAAACCCCGGAGCAAAAAACTATCAGGGAATTACAGGAGAGGCTGGACAAAAATGATAAGGATTCAGAATTCCGGAAAAAAGTTGATGCTGCTGTTGCAAAAGTACCTGAGAACTTGAAAGAAGTTACTAGGAACTTATTGAAATCAGATATTGATTCTCTCCCGGATTTGCTTACAAATATGAGCACTAAACTTGAGGCTGACAACGTTAAAAAGATTGCTGATGCAGTAGAAGCTGAAGTTAAGAAGCGGATGGCGAATGTGAGACCGTTGGGGGTTACAGACCTCCGAACACCTCCACCTGCTGAAAAAGCTTTCAAGGACTATACTCCGTCAGAAAAGACAAATCTCTACAGAGATAACCCTGAAAAATTCAAAGAGTTAGATCCAGCAATGTATCAAACTCTTATGAGAAATAAACGATAGGAGTATACTATGGCTGTAACTAAAGTAAGTGATGTGGTAATCCCTGAAATATTCGCACAATATATGCAGGAAGCTTTAACCACTAATTCTATAATTTTCACATCCGGGCTTGTTGTCATAAGCCCCGAACTCATGCGCCTTGTCGGCGGTGGTGGAAAGAATTTTGACTTCCCATTCTGGAAAGCACTTTCTGGAGATCCGGAATCCATCCAGACAGATACGGACTTAACCGTAAATAGCAAAACTGCTGCACAAATGACCGCAGTAAGATTGATGTGGGGGAAAGCCTGGGGGCACCAGGAACTTGCTGCAGCCCTTGCCGGTGACAATCCTACTGATAGGGTACAGGAACAGGTTGGAGAATATTGGGATAACTGGAACCAAAAGATTGTTGTTGCGATGATCCTCGGAGTTCTGGCAAATAATGTTGCTGCTGACACTCACGACCTGGTGAATGATATTTCAACTGAAGACGGAGATAATGCAACTTCAGCAAATTATATTTCTGCATCAGAGTTCATTGATACCTTCTTCCTGCTCGGTGATAAGTCAGATTTCAGCATCGTGTTCATGCACTCTGAAAAATATGCAGATCTCCGGAAACAGCAGTTGATTGATTTCAAAGAAGATAAAGATGGAAATATCATGTTCCCCACTTACATGGGGCTTGCTATTATCGTATCTGATGATATGCCAAAAGTTGCCGGAACAACTTCCGGATACCGGTATCTCACCGTATTGGCTAAAGCTGGAGCTTTTGCATACGGTGATTCTGATAATAATATCACCCCGGTTGAGATCGAACGGCAAGGAACTAAATCAACTGATATCCTGATAACCAGAGTACAAAATACTCTGCACCCTCAGGGCTTTAAGTGGATTGCTGGATCTGTTGCTGATCAGACTCCTACTTACCTGGAAATCAAAATGGCTGCAAACTGGGACAGAGTTTATGAGAAAAAGAATTGTGGTTTTGTCGGGATGTGGACTAACTAGAATCTAATCAAATTATACAGCCCCCTAACCGGGGCTTTTTATCCATAGGAGAATATTATGGGAAAATTACGTAAAGAAGAAAGTTATTCCCTGGGGAAAGTTTGGAGAGGTGAAGAAACTGTTGATGCAATTAAAGTCAAAAGGCTTAAATTTGATGCTGCAATTACTCCGGTAAATGCTGTTGCAGCTGCAGCAAAAGTTACTTCTTCCGGGGCTTTTGTTCCTGGATCTCATGCAACGACTAAGCTGACAAGTGATGCAACAATTCCCGTTGATGGGAAAATAGTTACTATTGGAACAACTGTTTACCGTTTCAAGGATACAATGGCAGCTGCTTATGATGTACAGATTGAAGCAACCGCAGCAGCAACCCTTGATAACCTTAAGGCTGCAATCAATGCTTCTGGAACTCCCGGAACAGAATACTTTGCTGGTACTTTGGCGCATCCTGATGTTGTTGCATTTACAAATACCGATACCGTACAGACCATTACCGCAAGGCTTCCAGGAACAGCTGCAAATGATATTGTGACAACTGAAGATTCTGATCACCTTTCTTGGGCTGATACTACATTAGGCGGTGGAACAGGTGATTCAACAGCTGGAGTTGCAACAGCAGCTGCAACTATTACGATTGGAACCAGAGTATATACTTTTGTTGTTGAACTTTCAGAAACAGCAGGGGCTGATGCTATTATTGACCAGATCCTTTATGGTGGAACTGTGGCAGCTGCTTTGGACAACCTGAAACTTGCTATTAATGCAGGGGCAACAGTGGGAACTAATTATTCAACTGGAACCGTGGTAAATGCTCTTGTAACAGCAGGAACAAATACCAATACCACTCAGGTTATTACCGCAAAGATTGCCGGCGTAAGCGGGCACTTGATTGCTACCACAACCACTATGGCAAATACTGCATGGGATGCAGCTGTAATGGGTACTGAAGTTGCTGGGATTGATGGAACGGTTGCAGATGCTTTTGATATGGTTGTTGATACTGGATAT